CCATATCAAATAATATTTCCTATTTTTTAAGGAAAAAATAATTTTTGAAATAAATGATGAGGTGATGAAAATGCCGAAGAAAAAGAAAACAAAAAAGAAACCAGGGCCTCATGAACAGTTGAAATGGGACAAAGTGTCGCCGATTAATGGAGTAGATCCTGCAACGGTAAAAACTTCCCTAAATGTGCCTGAAGGAGGAGAAGTGTATATGCTGTATATAGATGGTAATTTATCGATTTTACAGCCGTACGATCCATTTCAAGCCGGTATAGTGCCGATGACTGCTGATAACGTGCTTACGATAGCTAATCAGTACGCAGACCAATTAGCGTGGCAATTTGCTGACGAAAAGATATTTGACAGACTTTTAGAAGCGCTGCTGTGAGAGAAGACCTCATATGCCCGGTGCTGAGATAGCGCAGTACGGAGTAGCAATTTTCGCCATAGCAATGCTTGGCTACGTATTCGTAAAGATTATCGGCGGTACGAAGCCCGTAGATAACAGCAAAGAACTAGCAGCTGTAATAGAAAATAATACTAAAGCATTAAAGGAACTAATGACCGTGCTGCATCAGATAGAAGTACAGATGGCACGGCAAGAAACAAAGATAGACGAGCTACTTGCAAGGACGAGAGATGAGAAAGATGACTGAAGAGCGTTTTTCTAAGAAAGTAGTGCGCTGGGTGATATTGTTAAATGCGGTGTTTGTGGTGGCGGTGTTATTGATATATTGGCATACTGGGTCAGAGCCATCAACGTTAATAGCGAGTTGGTTTGCTTTTACCACGGGGGAGTTGTGGGCATTGGCAGGTATAAAGAGAGAAGAGACAAAGAAGGGAGGGAGCGACGATGAAGGTATGCATTGATCCTGGGCATGGTGGAAGCCAGCCTGGGGCAGTAGGGTATTTCGGGACAAAAGAAAAGGATATTACGCTCCAGGTTGCTTTACAGCTTAGGGATGTACTTAAAACTGCGGGTGTGGATGTGGTAATGACAAGGGAGAGCGATAAAGATGTGAGAACAGCCAAGCAACCAAATGAGCTACAAGCCAGGTGTGATGTAGCGAATAACTCCAAGGCCGATGTTTTCATTTCAATACATTGTAATGCATCAAATGACTCGTCGGCTCATGGGACGGAGACGTGGTACTACCCGAAAGACGCTAAAAGCAAGACTTTAGCACAGTTTATCCAGACGGAGTTGGTGAAACAAATAGGTCTAAAGGACAGAGGAGTTAAACAAGGCAATTATTACGTAACACGTTATACAAAAATGCCAGCCGTGTTGGTGGAGTTGGCGTTTATTAGCAATCCCGAGGAAGAGGTATTATTACGAAATAAGGCGTTCCAAAGGAAGTGTGCAGTAGGCATAGCTAACGGCATATTGCTTTTCTTTGGAATGCCTAAGGTGAAGGAGGAGTCGGCCATGAAAGACGTACCGCAGACACATTGGGCGTACAAGTACATAAAAGAGTTGTTCGATTTGGGAATTGTGCAGGGTGATGAAAAAGGATATTTCTATCCAGACAAGCCAGCTACAAAGGGAGAAGTAGCAACGATGATAGCAAAGATGTATGAAACATTGAAAGGAGGTAAGTAAAATGCATGACTTATTTTTACAGTTACTTTACGATATCATCGCTATCCTTGTCCCGATACTTGTTGGATATGCGATAGCATGGTTGCAGAAGCGAATAGGGACAGAGAAGTTGGAAGCGGTAGTGCGAGAGCTTGCTACCAAGCGAGAATTGGCACGAGTTGCAGTATTGTTTGTCCAGCAGGCATATAAGGATTTGGGCGGAGCAGAGAAGTATGACAAGGCGGCAGAGTGGTTGTCCGATGCGGCAGACAAGATAGGTATACAATTGACCGAAGAAGAGATTAAGGGACTTATTGAAGCCGCCTTAAAGGAGTTAAAGACGGAACTCGGCGAAGCGTGGGATGAGTTAGCGAATTAGCCGCCTATTACTTTAATATAGGCGTTGCCCTCCGAGGTGCTCCCCTCCCTCCTACTCGGAGGGCATTTTACTTTAGGTATTGTTTTTGTGAAAAAAAACATGTATAATATAATTAAGTAACACAGAAGAGGAGGGATGGAACATGGTACAAGTTAGGTTAGATTTAGCCAAATTAAGGGCAGCAAGGGCTTACAAAGGGTACACGAAACGAGAAGTATCGGACATGCTTGGCTATGTAGCAGATGTCTATGGTGCTATTGAGAATGGGAAGTACCGCATGACACTTGACATGCTCAACAAGGTTTGTGCTGTACTGGGTATTGACCCACGGTGGATTTTGGTATTCGAAGAGGAGGGACAACAATGAAAACGTTAGCAGAGTTTGTGGATTTCGTGAACGATGAAGAAACAACGACGCTGACTGTTCACGTCATCAATTGCCCTGACATCGGAGCTTATGTAAGGATGTTAGATGAGCTGGGATTTACCTTTACTTACATTGACGGGGACTCATGCGAAGCGGAACTTGAAGGCGAATATTCAAAGGTGTTTGAAACAATGCGTCGGCTCGAGCGGGAAGGGTTTACGTGGTAACTATGGCTATCCGAATTAGCAGTGCAGGTGCATGTCCACGCCGGATACAATTAGAGGCATGGGAAGTAGAAGGGCTGCCGCCATGGGAAGGTTCAGAGCGTGCTTTTGCTGAAGGTAACATGCATGAGCAGTCCATATTGGAGTGGGCATGCGAGAACTTACCAAATGGGCCGTATGTGTTACATAGCCAGCAGAAGGAAGTTACTATTTTTTACCACGATAAAGAACTACTTGTGGGGCATATTGATGGATTAGCTACCAATAATGAAGGTGTAACAGTATTGCTTGAAGCAAAGGCTTTAGCAAAGAGAGCATTTACAGAGATACGAGAAAAGGGGTTGAAGGAAGCACATCCGCAGTATTTCACGCAGGTGCAGTTGTACTTGCATGCGTTGGGGCTGGAAAAAGGGTATTTGATAGCACGGAATAAGGATACTCCAAAGACGAGGTTCTGGGATCACCATATTGAAGAAGTCGTTTACGATGCCGAGTTTGTAGAAGCCGAGCTAAAGCGGTTGGAGGAGTTGGCGATTAAAATTGAACAAGGCGTTGAGATTGAGCCACCTTTCAATCCCGAGGATAATTGGCAGTGCAGACAGCCTTGGTGCCCGTATACAGAAAAGTGCTTCCCAGAGTACTATAAAAACGCCAGACAGCCTAAAACAGCAAAAGTGGATATGGAATTATCAGCGTTGGTCGAACAGTACGTTGAGCTTGGCGAAGAGATATCCGAAATGCAAGAGATACGAGAGGGGATAAAGGAGCAAATCATGGAGCGAGTAGGAAGCGACCTTGTGATAGCTGGCGAGTATGTGGTATATACCAAGGAGCGCATTACCGAGACAATAGACACCAAGAAAGTGCGGGAGGTAGTACCAGCTGAAATGTTGCAGGGTTTAATGAAGGTTTCAAGGTCGCAGGTATTGTATGTCAAGCCTGCGGCTGAAGAATAAAAGGAGGGAGAAACATGGATAGTATTGTGAAGTTCAAAGCAGAAAGTGGAGAAGAAGTAACCTTAAGCCCAGACGTTGTAAAACGTTATTTGGTGTCGGGCGACCCGAGTAAAGTCTCAGACCAAGAAGTCATGATGTTCCTAAAACTCTGTCAATATCAGCGTTTGAACCCATTCTTAAATGAAGCGTACCTNGTGAAGTTCGGCAACGAGCCAGCACAAATAATTGTAGGTAAAGACGTGTTTATGCGGCGGTTATCTAACAGTCCGTTAGTTGAAGGTTACCAAGCAGGCATCATTGTTCGTAAGAAAGGTTCGGACGAGATACAGTACCGTAATGGGACATTCTACGTACCGGGAGAAGAGCAGTTACTTGGAGGCTGGAGCAAGATTTGGCGTAAAGGTTGGAAGGAGCCAGTAGAGCATTCTGTTAGCTTACATGAGTATATCAAGCTGAATGCTAACAATCAACCGCAGGCTGGGTGGAAGAAGGCAGCAACACAAATCAGAAAAGTAGCACTCGTGCAGAATGCCCGAGAAGTTGTTCCCGATTTGAGACAGCTTTACATCAGCGAAGAGATGCAAGTTGATGAGGAGCAGTTGCAAAATGCACAAGTAGAGTTTACAATCCACGATGCCGAGGAAGAGGTGCAGGCAGAGACGCAGGAAGTAGAATATGCAAGCGATTATGAGTTCATTTCAGATCCGCCTATAACAGTGAAGCAAGTAAAGAGGTTGTACGCTATAGCCCACGGAGATACAAAGCTGATAAATGACATAATTGAAGAGTATGGATACGAGAAGTTGCAGGATATTAGGAGAGGAGATTACGAGGCGATTTGCAATGCTGTACAAAGTGCGGTGTTAGAACAAGAAGAGCAGCTATCAGACATCACTGAACATGTAGTAGAAGAGCAATAACAGTTAGCAAAGTCCCGAGTGGGAGCAAGTGTAGGTTTTACCAAAGCTTGGTCCCATTTTCACTTCATTTTCAAAGTGTCAGTAAAGTGTCTCAAGGGGTAAAATAGTGCAAATATAGGAACTACCAAANCNCACTGTATTTTATACAGTTTGAAAGTGTCGTTTTTTGTTAACATCTATTTAACACACAACATGATGAAATTATATCTTATGTGGTAATATATATATAGAAAAAGAAAAAGGAGGGAACGAAGCTGAGAAAAGAAAGAACAGAAGGAACAGAAAGAAAAGAAGGAGGGAGAACAATGAGACAGGAGAGACAGGAAATAAGAGAGTCAGTGCAAGAGAGGTTCAACACCAGCAGTGTAAGGTTACTCGGAAGATTAATCGCCGACGCAATCGCCAAGACAGGACGTAAGGTAGCCAGAAAGGTGTACGGTAATGAGTATGAAGAGTTGGCTGTGCAGGTAATCGAAGAGATGCTGGAGAAGGTCAGCGAAGCTGCTTATGAGCAGTTAGCCGAAATAAGCAAGGATTACGATAAGGCAATCGAGAACTTTTTGGTTGAAAAGTACCTTGAAAATGGTAACCCAAGCCAGTATGCAGTAGAGATGTGGCAAAAGGAGGCAGCCATAACAAACGCAATGTACGATGCCTATAGGAAAGCAAACGATGAGTTCTGGAATACCTTTAATGTAAATAGATGGTTATATAATCACGGTAGGGATTACGAGGAAAGGTTAGCCCTTGAGGGCATGCTGTTTGCAGTGTTTGATAGCTTAAACAAAGAATTGTTGAACGCCATAGGTGATATGGAAGATCAGTTAGCGCAAGCCCGCAGAGATGTGGGCTTTTACGTGAAGGAGGAGGCAGGGCAGTAGCCCTGCCTTTCCCTTTATGGTAAAGGTATTGACACCTATGCAAAATATGATAATATGCTATATAGAAGGAACAAACAGGAGGGATGCAAGATGAAGAAGGTCGAAAGGACAGAAAGAGGTATAAAGGTGAGGTTAGCGCATTATACCGATAACGGCGGGGATTGGGTCGCTGAGATAGTGGATTTTCACCCTACATTCAAGTTCAGCCGTCAATTCCTAAATGCCGAGAAAGATTGGAGTTCATCAGGTCGGACAGGCTGGAGTTACTTTGAGCTGGTAGAAGGGCGCGTATACGAGGTAAATGAGCCGTACCGTGGCCGTTGGTTTATTCAGGTCGTAAATGGTGAGATAGTGGAGCTGACAAAAGAGGACGTAGAAGAATACCTTTACCAGAAAAACGAAAACCCAGAAGAAGAATACAAGCCCGTAGTAGTTGATACTGCAGACGAAGTGTATGAAGCTGATACCGATGGGACGATGCAGAAGCTTGAGCCAGAGAAGAAAGTCATTGACAAAGCGCATTACAAGGTTGCTTCCAGAGGCACATATATAATTGTAACGCCAATATGGGATGGTGGCTGGAAGATATACCTTTATGTAGGTGGAGCGGCGAGATTTCAACCGAAAAGTGTAAGAGTAGAAGAGAAGCCAATTATAGCAGGCAAGCATTTATCAGATGTGCTTGCCGATTATCCCGAGTTGAGAGGACAATAAAGTGTCAGTTTTAGTTAACACCTATTTAATACCAGAGTGGTTGACATTATATCACATATGGTAATATACTATATAGAAAAAGAAAGAAGGAGGGAGTAAAGATGAGGACAGGAAGAGAGAACTTGAAGGAGTTAGTAGCTATCGAGATGGGTAAGGGTATCAGCCGTGGATTTGCGAGGGCTGAAGGGTGGTTAACATCCACTATTGACCACTATGCTGAAGGTTCGTTTGTAGGGTTCATCCTTGGTATGCACTTAATTGATGTGTTAAGCGAGACAGCTTTCAAAGCCCTTGAAGGTGCGCTGGACGATTTGGTAGACGAGCTTGAGATGTTCTGTTTAGAGCGCGAGAAAGAAAATGGCAAGGAATATGTGTACTACCATGAAGCTATGAGAATTGCAAGAGATCTAGCAGGAGCGGTGAGAGAAGAGTTCATGAGCCAGCGTCAAAAGTTGAACGAGATTGAGAACTTGATATATTACGATTGGACATTCGCTAACATGGGTCTAGAAACAACGGGAAAAGCCATAAGGCACTTTGTATGCCGAGAGTTGGACACAATACTTTACATGAAGGTTTATACCGAGTTCACTGATGCGGTGGATAGAGTTATCAGAAGGCTGGAGGGTGGGCATTAGCCCACCTTCCTCTAATGGGAGGCATAAAGAAATGACAATTATCAAAAGGACAGACAGAGGTATAAAGGTAAAGTTAGCTCATTACNCCAGTAGCGGTAGGGATTGGGTGGCTGAAATAACCGATATAGATGAAAAATATGGTTTCAAGCGGGAATTCTTAAATGCTGAAAAAGATTGGAGCTCATCAGGGAAAACTGGTTGGAGCTACTACGAACTCGAGAACGGCAAAGTGTACGAGGTTAATGAGCCATACAAAGGCCGATGGTTCTTCCAAGTTACTAATGGCGAATGTGTCGAGATTAGCAAGGAAGATGTTTTAGAGTACATAGAGCAAAAACGCAGTGGACTACTAACTGGTAGGCCTGAAGAGAAACAGCCAATATTGGTTGATAGAGATGAAGAGGTATATGAAGAAAATGAAGATGGCATACTAGTACGCATTCAACCAGTAAAGGTAGAAAACGAGAAAGCAGAGTATCTGGTAACACCGAAAAGAACCTATGCTACCTTATCACAAGGTGAAAAGGGCATTTGGAAGCTTTGCCTTTACCTTGGAGGAGCTGCACGATTTACGCCAAAACGCGTAAACCTCGAAACCAAGCCTTTGCTTCAGTACCAAAAGTTAAAGGATGTTGTAAACGTTTACGAAGCCATAAGCAAATAAAGGAAGGGGGCGGGTTATCCGCCCCCTTGGGAGGTGATTGTATATCCCAACAGAAGGAGGGAGCACGGTGGCAGTGAACACTAGACAAAGGAGGTGACACTGTTTCGCTCCCTAAAGTTATTATACCACATTCATGTGCTATAATACAATTAGCAAAAAGACAAAGGAGGAATAAAATGCTGGTAAAAATCGATGAAATCATTATCGGAGAAAACAGACGCAGTGTAAATCCAGAACGAGTAAAAGAATTAGCCGCAAGTATTCAAGAGATTGGCCTACTTAATCCTATAACTATAACCGAAGATAAGCACCTTGTTGCAGGTTTGCACCGTATTGAAGCATACAAGTTGCTTGGCAAAACAGAGATAGAAGCCACTATTGTTTCATTAGATGAACTGGATGCTGAACTTGCGCAGATTGATGAAAACCTTATCCGTAATGAGCTAACTGTTTTGGAACGAGCAGAACAGTTAAAGCGCAGAAAAGAGATATACGAGGCGAAGTATCCAGAGAGTAAAGCTAAAACTGGAAGAGAACTTGTAGAAAGGCGTTGGCATACGGCGGACATCGTGTCCGCCGTATCGTTCACCGAAGATACTGCTTCCAAAATCGGTGTATCTCCTCGCACTATCCGAAGAGATGTGCAGATTGCTGAAGATTTAGCTGATGAGGTTAAAGAAGCTATCCGTAACACAGATTTGGCTGATAACAAAACAGAATTAATCAGATTGGCAAGATTAGATGAAGAAGAGCAGAAAGAGGTAGCCAAACGCATAGCAGCAGGAGAAGCTAAAAGTGTAAGTGAAGCCATACAACAAATTAAGAAAGAACAGATTTATAACACCTATTTAAATACTGCACGCAAAGATAGTACCAAGTGGCGCATCTACAATGATAGCATGGAAACAATCAAGCTTGATGAGCAATTTGACTTTATTATCACGGATCCGCCATATCCTAAAGAATATCTACCACTCTACGAAACACTCAGTATTCGTGCAAATGAATGGTTAAAACCTACTGGACTGATGCTCGTGATGTGCGGTCAGTCATACTTAGATGAGATATTAGCATTGATGACCAAACACATTGATTATTACTGGATGGCAGCATACTTAACGCCAGGCCAACCCACACCACTACGGAACAGGCAAGTAAACTGCAGTTGGAAGCCTATTTTAATCTTCGGTAACAGAGATTACAAAGGCAAAATATTTGGAGATGTATTCTCAAGTGACAGAAGCGAAAAGGAATTCCATGAATGGCAGCAATCAATCTCTGGGATGGAGGCCATCATCAAGCAGTTTTGCTTACCAGGCCAAAGTATTTTAGACCCGTTTTGTGGTACTGGAACAACTGGAATAGCCGCATTGAAATACAATTGCACGTTTGTCGGTATAGAATTAGATCCACGAACAGCA